GTCACGAATTCGCTTGAAAATCTCTGGCATTGCTCCATTGGCATCACGCAACTGTCGGATAATGCGGGATTTGGTACGATATAATTGGCGAGCATATAGGAAGCTCGAGCCGAACACAATGAATACGGAGAGAAAAGCACTCCACATCAATGAGATCAATCCCAGGATCAGTGATCCTTTCCAGGCTCTACAAGACTCAAGTGTCTCGTAGTAGATATTGTGTCGATTAAGGAAAGCCAAAAAGGCATCGACGCCATGGTTATCAAAAAGATAGTCGGGAACATAATTAGTCCAACGCAACCAAGGAGAATCAAACTCCTGGACTCTATGGACAAGGTTCCGGACATATTCCGTGGATTGCTCAAACATTTGATTGTCGAGCTCCTTTTCACACTTACACATGCAACCAGGTAAATGGCAACGGTCACAAAAATCAAGCTTTTCATCCAAATTGGAAGCAAAAGTGACAACGTCTTTTTGGTTCTTAAAGTGTGTACGGGACATCTTCTTGCATAATTTAATAACTTGCATAATGCTGAAGATTCCTTTTGATCGACGATTGGAGTTTCGAGCATCAAAAAATGGCTCAAAAACTTCGATATTCCAGAGATCGGGGACAGGCGGAATGCCATCAGGATAATGCGCATGGACCTTTGACGAGTCGAGACGACCGTCTTCCATGGCAAATTCTTCCTTCACAGTTACATACAACTGAACTGGAAATCTTCTGTCGATAGAGTACGCCTCATTAGAATATTGACGAGCGATAACGTCAATGGGAATGTTCGATGTTCCTACAAGACAATGAGGTTCAATAGATACTTTTCCCTTCAAATCGGCTTCGGCCATGTTTGCATAAGCAGGGACATTGTTAACCATTTCAATCACCTTTTCCACGGGTGATTTCTCGACGAAAGCAGCTTGAGTATTTCCAAGATCATCAATGAAAATTCCATTAATATGTGATCTGTAAGTGGACATATACTTGTCAGCTTCATTGAGCGTAATCAAACGCTCATCACTTGCATCAAAGCCGTTGGCAAGAAGCACGACACGCATCAAAATGGCAGATACGGACGATTTTCCTACACCAGAAGGACCCTCGATATAAATTGCAAAGGGTGCTTCACGCAATTTTCCGTCAACACGGACAGAAATGAACTCCGCGCGAATTTTGCGGAGTTGGGTAAGTCGATCAAATAAGACTTTTTTCTCCCAAGTTCCTTCAGAAGCCTTGTAAAGAGCATCTGCTTTATCAATGATTTTGTTCAATTTGAAATCGAAATCGTTTTCAGTGATGTTTTTCTTGGTTAGAAGGTTCCCAGCCTTCATAAAGGGAGCGAGATCGAGCATTTCAAAATAATCCTGCTCAAATTGCATTGCTTCATCTCCCGAGAAAATAAACGGAGTGAGTGATCCTTCCTTAAAACATTTATATCCTCCTTCAATGAAGTAGGTGAAAGTGTCAAAAATAGCACCGAAAAAATCGGATGCATTGACATGTTGTTTGTAGGCTGGAACGGAAAAAAC